GAAAATATATTACTAATTCTTTTTCTAATTTGTGTCATTAAGTCTTGCACTCCTCCAGCACCTGCTTGCAATGTTTTACCTGTCTTGTCAAAATATCTAAAGACAAAATCATCTTGATTAACGTCGCCATCGCCATCAGCATCGTCACTAACAGTGTTATCAACAGTCATAATACCTGTATTATTATTACCACCATCACCACCACCAACTTGATTTCTTAATTCTTCGGCAGTAAGTGGTCTTCCGTAAGCTTGTATTTCTCCAAGTGATCTTTTTCGCATATAATCTTTAAATGAATCCTCATCATAACCAAAACCATGTTTACCAGCTACGTTGTCTAAAAAGAAATTTTTATTTTTTTCAAAACCTAAGCCGCCTAAAAAATTTATTAGACCACCCGCAAGAGTAGGAAGTTTTAGTGGTTGATAAGTTGAACCTTGTAAATTCATTCTATCTATATAATTATTTTTTCTTTGTGTTTCTAATGCAGTTGACATGTATGGATTATTAAAAGTTACTACACCTGTTTTAGTAGGTATATTACCTAATCTATATTGTTCTTTTAAATCAAAACGATTTGGTGAAACAGTAATACCACCTTTTAAATTACTTGGAAATGTTGGTATTACTGGAGTTATAGGAATAGGATCAGCTCCTCCGCCGCTAGGAGTTGTAGGTGTAGGTGTAGGTGTAGGTTGTGATACTACAAACCCATAATCTGAACCTGTATAATCAGGTCCATCAGGTCCACTAGGTCCACTAGGTCCACTAGGTCCACTAGGTCCACTAGGTCCACTAGGTCCACTAGGTCCACTAGGTCCAGGAGAACCAGCACCCATGTCCATTCCACCACCTCTAAATCTAACTCTTTCAGTTCTAATTTTTTTATCTATCATTATCGTCTTCCTCCTGCATGTATATCTAACCTAAAAGTCCCCAGCTTCCAACTAGTATCTACTGCTGTGTTAGATATTGTAAGAGCTATGGCTCTTGCTCTTGCACGTGTATCTACTTTTGTTGTAGTAGATGATACGGTAAACGGACCTAATGATGAGCTGACTGCTGTATCACTAGGGTAATTTCTTAAATCTAATTGTATAACAGCATTTCCTTGTTGTGCTATAAAGTCAGGAATAATTCTACTTACTCTCATAATGTTTTCACCATCACCTCTAAGGTCAGCCATGTTTGTAGCAGCTCCTCTTACAACTTTTTGTGTAATATCATAATCACCAGATGTAATATTTGCTGGAATTGCAACAGCTCCTGTTGCTGCTTCTTGTTGGTTAACTCCTGTTTCATGTTCAAAATAAATTGTCGTCCCATCAGTATTACCTTTGACATCAAAAGATGTATCAACGTCTGCATTGTATTTAGTTCCATGTGGTAAGCCAAAAACTGCAGAATCTTCCCAAGTTGTTCTAGGAAATAAACTACTTGCATTAGTAAACCATATAGGTCTTTTAGCAGTTGAGTCTAGATAACTATATGTAACTGCTCTGTTAACGTTATTAGATGTAGCGGTTGGATAGAACCATGTAATCTCACCAAACAAGTTATTAATACCACAATAAACTAATTGATTAGATGTAGTGTTAAGATCATCATAAACATAGTCTTCAACTAAACAGTCCATAGATTCTAGTTTACCAGTGTATCTAAAGAAACCATTATCAGACATCCAATACGCAGCACCATCAACTTCAACAGCTGCATTCTGTCCTATCAATCCACAGTTAGTACCCACCTGTTCAAAGGCAAATGTAAAGGGTTGTCCAACAAATCTCATAGTAAATAAAGATGTATCTGACCAAACATAGATTGCATTTCTACCAAGTTTAGCACCCATGATCCGTGATCCGGCAGCCAGTCTTTGTGTACCAGCAGTATTTTCTGCTGTAGGTGTATAGTCATTAATATTTTCTTGAGAAGAAAATCTTATAAACATATCATCTTGTGAAGTCTTAGTTCCAATAGTTGTCTCTGTTCCAAAAAATACTAAGTGACGATCGGGTGTTGACACCAACATATCACGTGACGCTGTCGGAGCACCGGTTATAATAGTTGCTCTTGTTGCTGTTGCATTTGTTGCATCACCATCCCATTCAAAACATTCACCATTATGTATCAATGCAATTAATGTGCTTCCTAAATTATCTAATGCCCATAGACCAGGATCAATTACTTGGTCGGTGTTAGCCGCAGCTGAACCCCAACCAGTCCAACTAGATGAGTTAGTAACTGTAGCACCATTACTGTGTGCTGCTCGAGTTGATCCTCTTGCTGCTCTAGTTATACCTGTTAAATTGTTACCTGACACACCTGTGTATGAAATTTCTTCTGTTCCTACTTGAATATAGTTTGTACCTGTAGATGGAAAACCAGTTGTACTTGTCAATGTAATACTTGTTCCTGATCCACCTGTACCATTAGCGTCATTTAATAATGCACCATTTAAAGTATTGGTTAGTGATCCTAATAAATTACCACCCCACAATGCAATACCCCAACCAAACGCACCAAGTTGTTCTGGTGGTCCGACGTGATAGTATTGATAATATTTAACACTTCCAGATGTAGTAGCACCTGATCCTGTTTCATTATTATCCATTGTAATAGTAATAGTCGTGTCTGTTGGAACACTAGTTACCATATATTTTATGTCATCAAAATCTGCTGCTGCATAATTAGAATTAGTGGCAGTTGAGAAATCACTAAATAATATAATATCTCCTGCTACAAAACTATGCGCTGAAGGAAATGTAATTGTAACTGTGTTTGATCCGTTAGTAGTTGTAAAACAATTTGATAAAGTTGTACCTGATGGATTAACTAAAGGGTGTATGTCATAATACACACCTCCAGAATAAACATATAAAATCCTGTTAGTTCCTATAGCTGAAAATTTTGTAGAGTCTTTGTTAACAAAATGATGCAAACCTCTTGTAGCACCTGTTAATTTATCTTGTCCTAATTGGTTCCAGCCACCTATTTTTTCAGGTGTACCGTATCTAAAACGAACGTTTTCTCCATCAGTCCATTGTGATTCAGCACCTGTAGATGTAACTTGTTTATTAAACCCTGGTAGGAATCCTAGTTTTTGTAACATATAACCTCATTATAATACTATTTTACACCTGACGGTAGACCTAACTTAGTTCTTCCATCAAACTTGTTTTTACTAGCAAATGGGCCATTTACATGATTATAATGTAGAAATACTTGACCGCAAATGTTCCCGTCAAAAGGCTCTCGCCAATGTTCGAGTTCACAGCCACTATATACTAACATATCTCCTACTTCAAGCAAGACTTTAGTACCTGCTGGAGCGTTAGGTTTATGTATATTTTTGTATTCATCGATAACATTATCAGCTCCTGTGCCATCTATAAATATAGGCCAAGGATCACCACCTAGATTAAGTGTGCATGATATTTCACAACTAGGTCTATCCTTATGCCTTTTAAGTTCATCACCTTTTTTATATGCTCTAGCGTAGGAATAAGTAGGACATAGATCTAGTCCGCTGTGTTGTTTCATAACAGGCAACATCTTAACTAATAAAGTTTCCATTACAAAATCACCATAACAAGAATAGGTATTAGGTATTTGTTGATCGGTCCATGTTCCAAGGATCGGGGACTGTGAGTGTATGTTGTTTTGATACATATAACTCACTGCATCTCTTTTAAGTAGGAAGTAATTAAGTATAAAATTAGCTAGCTCGTATGATACAGCATTTTTAATAACTTGATATTTATTTGTCTTAAACATTAAATCCCTTCTGTATAAAATTAAATGATACAGATATTCTTATATCATCACTCTCATTAGGTTCAACACAATGCCACAACCAAGAAGGAAAAATAACTATTCTACCTTCAAGAGGATCTATATGAACTTCTCTCCATAAATGTGATGGAGGTTTACCTTGTTTTCTTGTAGGCATAACCATGTGTGCTCCTGGTCTTGGTTCATTAAAAACAAGTTTACCAGAATTCTGTGGAGCTTTAATATAATAGACACCACTAAAATGACTGTTGGGATGTAAGTGTGGTCTATTCATTCCACCTGGTGGATTTATATTTGCCCACATGTTTCCCATCATAGGTTCTCTATCTAACCATTCTTCTACAAAAACTTCACTTATCATTTTATATAACTCATCTACCAAAGGTTTAAATACAGGTATTTCTTGCATGTTAGTTTGACTATGCCAACCTTTTAAATTAGTTCTAGTCACACCTTTATCTTTGTTAGACCAATCAATAACTTCTTTTTCAAAAAGCCTATTATCTAAATTGACATCTTTAGCGTATACAACAGTTGGAAAGTATGCAGCTTTGATCATCATTTAAACGGTGTACCTCCAAACCACATTACCAAAGATTTTCTATGTCCTCTAATAACTGGTGTTACTCTGTGTCTTATAAATGATGCAAAGAAAACTGCGTGTCCTTGTTTTATCTTTGCAACTTTACCTTC